GGAGTACGGGATAGATTATATGGAGTTCCTAAAATACCGGGAAACGAATAATATAGGTTTTACCCGCTCTGGATATCCAAGCAAGGTCAGCCCGATACTCTACCCAAGCGGTGGAAACATAGGCGGTCATTGTGTTTGCTACGCCCCCACTACCATACCCAAGGATAAGAGAGGCCCTTTAGCTGAAATGCTTGCTAACTATAACAAGGAGAAAATATGACAGAGAAATGTGTAAAGGCGTGTTGGTGGTGTAAGAAATTCAGGTATAGTAATTCACAGGGTGGATATTCTGAATATACTCCTGGATCTGATTTTCATATATCATGCGCTAGTAGTATATGGAAATTTGATTCAACAGCCACTACACAGGAAGATTTTGGCAAAATATTGCAGACAGCCGAAACTTGTCTAAACTTTGAGTTAAAGGCAGATATTATCCCATTTCAAGAGGTAAAGAGGGTAACACTAGAGCAGAGGTTGGATGTACTGGAGTTTATAGTAAAGGATATGATTACAAATATGGGAAAAGAAAACAACCCTATTGACAAACACTAACTAGATAATATACAATCTTACCAAGGCTTGCGACCAAAGGGAATATTATTTCTAATGGTTGCTAGTCTTACTAATCTACGGGCCCCCCAGGTTATCTCCTTTCCTGGCGGGGCCTTTACTTTCTCCCGACGGGGAAGAAAACAACACAAAGCCTACGGGCCACATTGCCAGCTAAACCCTGGCACTATTTATAAATACTAATTAATCTTATGGCGCAATTAAAACCTAAAAGGATATCATCTTGGCTAAACGAGATGGCCTGTGAACAATGCGCTAATGGAGATCCCAAGAATAAAGCTATAGCTAAAGTGCTATATGAACTAGCCCTAGATGCTAACCAACCAGCCAAGATTAGGTTAGAAGCTATAGAGATGATAGCCGATAGGACAGAGGGGAGAGCAGTACAGACCAACCTAAATGCCGATGTAACCGCTAACCCATTTGAGGGGATAGATACTACCAAGCTAGAATCACTTAAAGCCAAGCTAATAGAGGCCAATGGTAGCAAGTGAGGAAATAGATATCCTCTCGCTTGAAATAGAGCGTAGGAAGAAGCTGGAACCATTAAGGCTATTCCGGCCTAATGGAGCGCAGGAAAGATTTATCAATGCTATAGCAGAGCCAGATACAAAGGTAGTAGTATTTTCGGCGGCGAACTGGATTGGTAAGACGGCAGGTGCCATAGCAGCGTTAGGGGCTTTAATCTGGCCCGAACAGGCAGAGGCAGATTGTTTTAAAAGCGACCTATTCAAGAAGTGGGAGAGTTACGGCTTCGTTAAACGCGGTAGAATAGTATCCACCCCTAAAGAGTTAGAGAGTGTCGGCTCAATACAGAACGAGATAAAGAAATGGTGGCCTGCTGGTAGGTACAAGGCAGAGAAGATAGGCAAGACTTACCCTAGCCAGTTTACTACTGATACGGGATGGGTAATAGACCTAATGACCTATGACATGGCCCCAGACCAGTTTGAGGGCGCGACTATTAGCTTTTTTATATTCAATGAACCTTGCCCCGAAGAAATCTTTAACGCTTGCCTTGCCCGTATGAAAGTAGGGGGGAGAGTGACAATGCCGATGACACCTCTTACTGGCTCTGCCTGGATATACGATAGGTTAGTAGCTAATGAGAGCAAGGGCAACGGGATAAAGGTTATCTATGGTTCAACGGAGGAGAATTGTAAAGAGCATGGTCGTGGTGGTGTTATACCCCATGAGGCGATTGCTAACCTTGAGGCAACTTGTGACCCTGATGATAGAGAGGCCCGGCTTCATGGAAAGTTCATGCACCTTGCAGGTCAGATATATAAATCATTTTCAAGAGCCGTTCACACATTTAAACTAGACACCGACCTTACCCATTTCCTAGGAGGGAAAGAAACCTATATGGTCTGCGATCCGGCGGTGGGGAAACCCCTAGCCTGCATTTGGGCCGCTGTTGATGCTACAGGCACTTTATTTGTCTATGACGAGTATCCCCTAGGTATAGAGTTCCAAGGCTCTAAAGATAGCAATATGAGCGTTGTAGAGTATGCTGGCTTGTTCAAGAGCAAGGAGGAGGGTAGGCCGGTAGGCACAAGGATACTAGATAGGCATTTTGGTAATGTGCGTAGGACTTTAGGCGGGATGACTTTAAAGCAAGAGTTTGGCGAGGCTGGTATAGACTTTCTTGATTCGTACTCTATCGGTGATAACTCTAGCGAGGTAGAAACCGGGATACTGAAAGTAAAAGACTTGCTCCGTTATGACAAGACTAAACCGATAGACGGACTTAACAGGCCCAGGATAATGATAGCAGACCATTGTATCAACACTATCCACTCGTTTGAGAGATGGTCTAGGGATGAGAAGACAGGCAAGCCTAAAGAAAATTACAAGGACTTTTCAGATTGCGTTAGATACTTGGCTATGGCTAATCCGGAGATAGAACCCGATAGACCTTGGGAGCAGAAAGTTGCTTACTATGGCGTTGGGAACTAAAGGAAAACATGGAAGATATAGAAATTAAACCCGAAGCTATGAACTATTTAAAAGAGGTAGAGGGTGCTGATGAAAAGCAAATGCACGAGCAGGCACTCATCGGTGCTAAAACCGAACTTCTATCTCATTGTTTGGGGTTCATCAAGAAGTCAGAGGATTGGCGTAAAGCCTCTTACGAGGGCAAATGGGTTAAGTTCCAGCGCAACGCTGATAGTATCTTTGACCCTGATATAGCTGCTAAAAAAGAGCCTTGGCAGTCTAAAGTCCATGTAGGCATTACGGCCTCGCATAGAGAAACCATACATAGCCATATCTTCAAGACTATGTGCGGTGTTAATCCCCCGCTTGAAATAGTATCTAGGTTTGACCTGGGTGATGCCGATCAGTCAGAGAATATACGCGACTTGATACTGCGCGAGATGGACAAGGCTAGATGGTCTGTTGTGCTAGATAGCGTAATGCACGATGCCGATACTTTCGGTTCAGGGTTTATACGGCTTGGGCATAAGACTACTATTGAGAAGCGGAAACTGCGTAAAGAGGAAACAGAGGGGTTTACGGATAACCTCAATCCTATGGGCATGGTAGGCTATGCTGTTAGAGCCGCTAAAGGCCAGCTTAAAAAGAAATATGTCACGCAGGAAGAAGATGTCATAACCTATCGGGGCCTTGAACTTAAACACTTGTCTATCTGGGATGTATTCCCTGATCCCAAGGCTCTACAGATTAAGGGTTCTACCATAGCCTATCGGTTCTATCAGACCTACGAAGATATAATGAAAGGTATAGAGGCTGGCTACTATCTTGAATATGCTGTAGATAAGCTGAAAGGCGTAAAAGAAACTAGGACTTTCTCTCCCGGCGAGGATGAGATACAGGCTACCCGTGAAGTGGGCGAGGGTTCAACGGATAAGACCGACTATCAGCAGGAATACCAGTTATTTGAGGTATTCGGGCGTATGCCTAAAAAATGGATATATCCCATTATGGGCGAGGATTACGAGGGCGAGGGTGAAGAACTTGTCCCTGCTAGGGTTATCTTTCACAAGTCCTGTCTTATAGCCGTAGAGATAAACGAGATGTATTCTTGTGAGGCTCCCATACTGAAACTGGACTATATGCCCCGTAATGGCTCGTTCTATGGCGTAGGTGTACCGGAGATGTTACTTGATAGCCAGGATGTGATTAACGAGGTAGTCAATCAGCGGCTTGACAACGGCGCACAGGCTCTTAACCATACTTTCGCCGTGATTGAGAAAGCACTAGTCAATCCCAAACAGGACTTGATTAGCAAGCCTGGTCAGACTATCAGGCTAGATAACAAGTATGTACCTAACGGAGATGTCCGTAATGCGCTTACGCAGTTGACGATTAATGACACGCCTGTTAGGGCTGGCTTTAGCGAGGTCAACGAGGCCGAAAGGTGGGCGCAGGAAAGGACTAGCGCGAACAGGGTTACCCTTGGGACTGCCGGACTGGTCAACGATAGCAATAAAACATTAGGCGGTCAGCAGTTGGCTAGAGAGAGCGCGGGTTCAAAGTTTGGCTATATCGGCCTTATGATGGAACTGGCTTTCTTGCAAGACTTCTTCCGTATGATATGGGAGGTCTGCTATCAGCATATAGATCCCGAAGATGTTGAGGAAGCTATCGGCCCGGAAAAGGCGCAGAACTTTATCCTTGTCAATCCCGAAGAACTATCTAGGGATATGTCTTTCAAGCCTATGGGTGTCTTCACTATGGAGAACAAGGCTATGCGACAGGCGCAGTTAATGCAGATTAGACAGGCTTTCATAGGTGCGCCTTGGGCTGATGATGAGAAGTTCTTTGATGCCGCTTTCCGTAACATAGATGAGGATAGCGACAAGTATAAAAAGGATGAGCAGCAGATATTGATGGAGCAGTCACAGATGATACAGCCGGGTATGGACACTACTGGACAGCCTATGGGGAGTATGACGGAGCCTACCGCCCCGCCTCCTCCCGCAGCTATACCTACGCAGATTAGCGCGGCAGAGGGCGAGAACTATACAAGACAGGCATGACCGACATAACTATTAATCCTCCTATAATCGTATCAATCAAGGGCCGCTATTGCTCTGGTTGTGCATATATGGGACATAACTATTGCCAGTTATTTAGCAAGCGGTTAAAGACTGGTATGTATATTCTGCGCGATAAGTTGTGCATTATAGCAGAAAAAGCCTTGACAAAGAAATAGAATTAGTATATACTTTTAAAGATGGCTTGCGACACGGGTAACTCCGTAGCGCAGGCTATTTTTATTTAATGAACGACGAACAAAGAAAACAACGGGCTTACGATTTACAGGCTACGATAGATAGCCCCGGCGGGAAGATAATACTAAAACATATTGAGGATGAGATAGTAGACGGGTGGGAATCGTTCATCAACACCCCCGTTGACCAGAAAACATCAAAGCTGGCTTTTGCCTGTCAAGCCAAGTACCAAGTTTTAAAAGGTATCCGTGAGTGGATACAGTCCGAAATAAAAGTAGGACTAGGAGAATAGATTTCGCAACCCGCAAGGGCCGAAGAAGTTAAATCTAACCAGACCGCCGCAAGGCGCAATCTAGGAGCCAAATGAACGAAGTAGAAACAATGCAGCCGATCCCCGTGGTAACTACCGACCAGGTTATTACTACCAAACCTACACCCTCCAACCTGTCGTTAAAGGATGGAGATTTTGCTTCAGACATAGCTAAACTAAAGAGCGAGATGAAGCTAGAGGAACCCACGGAGGTCAACCAGATTAGCCAGCCGACGACGCCCGCACAACCTGAACAGGCTGCGGTAACGGAAACGGAACAGGCCAAAGTAGAAGTGCCGGAAAAGTTCGTTAATAAAGAAACCGGCAATGTGGACATGGACAAAGTAGCCAAAAGCACTTTGAGCGCAGAGGAAGCACTTGCCAAGTATCTGACTGTAGAGAAAGAGCTTAAACGGAAGATGAACGAGGTAAAGGCCGTACAGAACGCCTATATCACGCCTCCCGTTACTCCTACCCCTACGCAGACTATCCCGGTTAATACCGACTTTGCTAAAAAGCTAGAAGAAGACATAGCAAAAGAGGGAGCCGGAGTAGTTCTTTCCAAGTTGTTTACCGCCGCGCAGGAAAGTGTTGAAGAAAGGGTTAGGGTTGAAATAGATGCTATCAAGGCCCATAACTCTGAACAGACTACCAAGCAGCAGGTAGAGGCAATAGGCAAAGCCGATCCTTGGGTATATAGTGAAGACGGGATTAATACCCTTAATCGTATACTTACCGAACAGCCTTTCTTGCAGGGTGCGCCGGATATGTACAAGGCGGCCTACTTGTTCCACAAGGGTCAGCAGAATGTTTCCGTAAGGTCAAATTCGCAGGTTTTGACGGGTATCCCTACAGCTAGG